TTCATTACCAGGATATTTTATACCATTTTTAAGTACCACTCTATTTTGTAATTGCTGAGGTGGAACCCAGCTAACTTTGAACCTTCCCTTTGGATCTGGATAGAATATTACTTGTGTATCTTTAATACCGTTCACCCATTGGAAGTTTCCTTGGGTAACACCTAAAGTTCTAGACATCTCTTCGTTATAATCTATTTGCTCGTATATTTTCACCAAGTTAAATATACTTCCTTTAGCCTCATCTCTAAACGCGTGCTCTGTGGTTCTCGGGAATTGACGGTAAAATTCATTTAAAGCGTCGTGATCACCTTTTAAACCATCTGCCTCGTTTTGCCAGTTATCTATTACACCTACATCTATTAATTCACCGTCTGGGGCAAGCACATCGCTGTCAGGAGTAGTGAATACTGGAACTCCGTACTCGTCAATAAATCCTTCGTAGTTCCATTCCATTGGGATAAACAAAGAGTATAAACCAGATTTTGTCTGACCATTTCTATTTCGCTTAGTGACATCTGATGCATTATATAATTTTTTGAAATTATCTCCACCTTTATCAAGGGCGTTGGAAGTTGACCCCATCATACACTTACCTATAATTCTACTACCTAGTCTTAAACAAGTTTTTGTAACTCTCCAGTTGTTTAATATATTATCAGGTCTCTCCCATTTACCACTCTCATCATGTACTAGTAACGCTAATTTTTCACCATCATAACTATTATCCCCAGTGTTCTTCCAATCTATAGTTGTATCTAAACCCTCTATATCCTCCATACCGTCTGTAGCAGACATTTTCTTTCTAGTAAACTTGCTAGCCGGAACTCTATATGCTAATTCAGACTTAGGACGATCCATACCATCTTGAATGGGCTTAAAGAAAAAGGGATAATTAATACTAATGGGTACTACTTTATCTGTAAACATTTTCTTAGCGTCCGCACCTGTTTTAGAAAGTATCCCATATCTACTATCACTCGATATAGTGGCTAAATTAACTGTTTCTGCAGATGACATGAACGAAAACCCTGATCTTCTGTTCTTTAGATAGCACATACCGTAACATCTTTTATCAGCCTTACAAGCTTCCCAGAATATAAAGAACAATCTATTTGCTTCTCTAAAGTCAGGAGCGCCCACGTCTATCTTGCTCCATTGTAAGTACATATAGTGAGTTCCTACTATATAAGTTGGCTTACCATTATTCATAAACCAAAAACCTTCCTCTCTTCTTTTGAACTCTTCGTCTATATAATCAAACCATTGGTCTTTCTTTTCCTCAGGATAATTTCTCCAATCAAATATATTTTTTATTCTATTGAGTTCTTTAGGATATTCTTGTTTTATCCATTTGTTTTTAGGATGCGTATATACTTCTTTTGGTTTTAACGGTAACGCAATCCGCAGGTTTTGGATCTCAATTACTTCTCCAATTTTTCCGGTTTTGGATATAACAATCACGTCGTGCTCTTTGTCATATCCATATTTCCATTTCCTACCTTTATTAAGTCTACTTATAGTAGTCTTTTTAATAGGTTCTATTGTTTTAACTAAACTTTGCTCGTACATTATTTAGATCTACCTTCTGCGAATCCTCTAAAGACTTCTTTCTTTGTCTCTTCAGGTGTTTTGCCCTCAAGCAAGTTTTCTTCTTCTTGGATTCTGTTAAGTATTTCAAATGCGTCAAATATAGCTAGTTTTTTAGTAGCTGCGGCATTCTTTAGTCTATCTGCTGATATATCATCGTCTGAATCTACGATTGGTTCCTTAGCGACTTTAATCAACTCATCTACCGCTCTCTGCCCAGCTTGGATTATATTCTTCTTCGTTTCCTTGATATTCATATTTAATTGTAATAAAATTAGATAAAACTCTATATAGTCTTTCGTTATCTACTATAAACTCATATTCACTATTTGGTCTAAAGCCAATTAGATCATTTACTTTTACGGTACCGTCCGAATATTTAACGATGCCTTGTAAAGGTTTTTCAGATTCAATATTAAATTGATCCATTGCTTTTAAAGGTTTTACAAAACAATAACCTTTCGGCACTGTCCACCTGCCATCTCTTTTATATAAAAAAATTTGATCGTGATTTATGAAATAAGTAGATTCATTAAAATAACTTCTACTATTTTTTTCTTTACCTCTTATATCGTGCCATCTACGAAATACATTGTGATGTACCAAAACTGTATCTCCTGGCTTTATATCTGTATCACCAATAATTGGGATCGATACAACCTTAGCCAACCTATTAACAAACTCGTGTTTAACTATATTGGTGTTTATTATCAACTCTGAATCACCAATTTTCTTTTTATTGTTATATCTATCTCCTTTTGGTGTTACAACAAAGTTGTAAACACTTTTCATTAGTATTCTAGATTATACTCTACTGATAAAGCCATATTTTTATTAAAGTCTTTCCAAAGAATCACATTCTTTTCTTTTTTGATATAAATAGAATATTTCTCTTTCTGTTCTATAATATCGGAAATCTTATGACCACCGTAAACCTCTTGATCCACCGCATAATGCATAGCGTCATTCTTGTAGTCTTTACCCACACTAATCTTTCTTATTATCTCCGCCATTGTTGTCGTAATTTATTTCACCACTCTGAACGTTGATATCAGTAGTGCCGTATTCTTTATTTAATTTATCTTGTAGTATAGTCATTTCATCATTAGCGCCAGCCAACGTGTGAAGATTGATATGTTTCTGAGCCTCCATTCTTCCGATTTCAGCATGAAGGTGGTTTATTCTACTTACTAATTTCTGTATCTCAGTTAAATGTTCTTGAGACACTTTTTCTGGTTTCTCTCCTTTTATTTCTTTAATTTTTTTACTTGTTCCTTTTACTTTCGTTGTTGCCATTTTATTTAATTTAAGTTAATTTAATTGTTTTTATTCTCCGAAGTAACATATAAGTCCAGCTGCGTTGGCATCTGCACCAAGTTGAACACTATGCCATCTACCATGCATTATAGATCCATTAGATACTATGGTCACATCTGTACCTTCATCAAGTTGTCTACCTCCAGTACCATGGGTAGTGTCAGTTGGATCAGTAAAATATACTGTTTGTCCATTTGTATTTACGAATGCCGCATCTAGTTTTATTTCTTTTTCATCACTACCGACGTCTACAGCTGTAACTTTTGTTCCATATGGAATACCTACACCATCAGCATACCAACCAACTGCATAACCTTTTGCACTATAATCAGTAGTCATTGTTATAGCGGTTCCTGCTGCTATAGTTGCAGAACCCTCATTTGTAGTATCATTTGCTGTTCCTATGTGGGCAGAAGCCACAGTATTTGCGTACATAGTGCTATCTTCAGCTACTACATTAGTTAGAACATTGTCAGCCCCATGATCTCCCAAGGCTTGTATTGCTATTATAACCTTACCGTGAGGCGCTGTAATTTTATTTGCTGCTAAATCTGTATACGCGGACCCTGTTATATTTCCGGTCCAATCGTTTGTTGGTAATCCCATAATTTTATTTTTTTACTTTTTCAAATGATCGTCCACCAAAATAAGCACCGATCACAGTTATTAATACTAATTGAAGTAAATCAACCCATGATGATTTTACTTCAAATTCTAATGCACCTGCGTCTATAAATATTAATAGCATGGTGCATACTATTAAAAATATTAATACTAATGGCCTTACATTTTTACTTAGCCATGAATCTGATTTTAAATCTGCTTCCCAACGAGATGTAATGTTCTTTTCCATTTCAACCTCGTAGTTCGCAATCAATTCTTTTATTTTTCTCTCTGCTTCGAGCTTCTCTTCTCCAGATGTGTGCAAGTTATCTATAACTCCACCTACTCCCTTTACTAGTTCCGCGGCTCCTCCAGATAATAGATTCCCAAACATAATTTATTTCTTTGCGAATTTTTCTACACCACTTATACCGAAGCATCCAAGTACTACAAATACAAATGAGTCATATACAAATTCATTGATCATTAAATCTCTTCCTATCCAGCCAGTTATAAGATCTACTATCATAATCACACACATTATTGCAAATGCAATAAAACCAATAATAGATTTTTCGTTCCAACTATTGTTATCTTTAAATATTTCCACTATTAGCCTTTCTTCCAGTATGCGTATTCTAAAACACAACTAGCTGTATCTGCTCTAGCTTCTAAACCGTTTGAATCGTTTACAGGAAAGAAACAAAACTCCCCAGGACTCAATCTAGCGTATTGTACACTTGCAGTAGTTTGAAGTATAACAAAGTTAGTCGTGTCAGTATTTTTAGCATAGAAGTAAAATACTCCACTAATAGCTTCGTCTACTAGCTCTTGATTATCAGCTGTAGTTATAGTAAGTCTTGATATACCAATAGAAGGATGCGTTACTGTTAACGAATCTGTTACAGATAAAGCTAAAGAGTCAGAAGTTACATCTGAACTAACTAGCGTTAATGTTGGTGTTAATGTTGCCATGTTTATTTATTTGTTTATTTTTATTTGTTACCGTTATTCGCCTCAAGTTCCCAAGGAAACTCAGTGCTTCCAGCTTGGATCCATTTACCGTTATAGTTAATCATATCCTTACCTTCAATTATTTGTCTTTTATATGTTTCTCCATTATATTTAATATAATCATCCATATATTTTAATTTACCGATTTTCATATCAGTAATATGTCTCATCTCGTGTATAAGAACCTCTCTTTCCTCGGGACTTCCTGGCGCTACATTCTTGTTCAAAAATATTGTACCATCCATATTTGCCTCTCCCATTATTTCTTCTCCTAATTTTTTTCTAATAACAGGTACGCCCGGTATAGATATATCCCCATTTTCAATTTTAGCAAAATTCATTCTGTTCTTAATTTCACCACGATTTACTTGTAAGCCTTTTTCTTTTCCTAATTTAAATCCCATTATGCTTCAAGTCCAGTTGGTTCGTCTCCAGTTTTACCCGCTTTCTTTGCCGCATCCGCGCCTGTACCATATCTATCTTTAAGTTTTTTATCTTGTTTAGGATTTTTCTTTCTCCATTTAGCTAATTTCTTTTGATCTTTAGCCTTTCTTTTTTCAGTTCTAGCTTTTCTTTTATCGTCTCTTTTAACAAGTTTAGCTTGTTTTAAAGTTTCAGTACCTTCACCCTCAGCTTTTCTAGCATCAGCAACTCTACCCGCTCTTTTTTCTTTTCTAGCTGCTCTTTGTTTTTTAGTTAGCCCAAGAACTTCCATTATAGGTTTGTCAATCCACCTATCAATACCTTTAGGCTCTTCTATAATATTTCCTAAAGGATCGTATTTAGTCTGTTGACTATCGATCTTTTCTTGCTTCTCTTGTTTAGCATCTTCTCTTCCCTGGTCTATAGCGTCACCAGTTTTACCATCACCACTAACGTGAGCCCAAGCATTGTATCCTTTTCTAGTTATATCCGCTTGTCTTAAAGGTGATACACCTTTGTGCATAGGAAATCCTTTCAGTTTAAAAGCCATATTATCTATCTTTATCTTTAATCATATCATCTATAGCTTTATTATAAACTTTATCTGTATATGATTTATTCTTGTAAAATACACTTCGCTCTGAAGTGGGTAAGTCTTCCTCACCTAGTAAGATTCTATATATCCTACTTATCATTTGAGAACATTTCCACGAGGTTTTAAAGACTGAATACATAATTGTTGTACGATTTCTATGTCTCCATACGTCTATCCAACCCTCATCTCTTAATCTCTCCCATCTTGCTTTATCCCATGAGTATGTGTAAACACCGTCGATAAAGTCTTGTCGTGTAAATCTTCCTTTACAATCTAAATAAATTAATAATTCTAAGTCTGCGTCTTT